GCTAAGTTTCAAACAATGATTGAATCAGCAGCTGGTACTTATATCAATCCAATTACTGCTGGTAAAGGAGAACTGTGGGCTACTAAAGCTATGGGTGATCTAAGCTTTGGTGGTAACCTATATGCTAAAGGTCCTAAAAGTTTAACACAACAGATAGTAGAAATCTTTGATCCATCTCAAGGTAGATTTCAAGAAAAGTTTGGTAGATCTATGACACGTACTGGTACTAAAGATGTTGTTGAAGGTACATGGTTATATAGTACAAGAAAGTGGTTAGAACTACAAGCTGTACTACAGACATTTGGTGGTATGATGTATCATAAGACTATAGATAGAACTATGCCTGATGGTACTGTACAGAAGATTCCTTATATAGAAGCTTTTGAACTAGATGAAAGTAAGAAGATACAACTTAAGTCAGGTATAGATCCTAAGTATGGCTTTACAACTAAAGAAGATGGTAGCATTGAATTAGGTAGAGAATTCAATCATTTTAAAAATAAAATGCAACAAGTAATGAATGCACTCAATGGTGCTTATTCAGAATTTGATCAACCTGAAGCTCAACGTTACATACTATTTAGATTTGTTAGTTACTTACGTAGATACTTTACTCCTATGCTTGTAAACAGATGGGGATTCAAAGGTCCATTATGGGCACCTCAGCCTAGATTAAATCCTGGTCTTGGTGATGCACATATGGGTTACTATATAAGAACTCTTCAAGTACTAAAGAATACAATTAGAGAAGGTGACTTTACACTTAAGTATGCTACTGCTGAAGAGAAAGCTGCATTCATGAGAACAACAGCAGAGATAGTAGGTTTAATTGCTTTTGCTATAGCAATATCTTTATTATTTGGTTGGGATCCAGATGATGATGACAGATATGATAAGCTACGCGCACAGTCAGGACCACTAGATTTCTTTGGTGTAGAAGATGATCCTAATAGACCATTTAATCTTCCAGGGTTTATGAATGTACATACTTTAAATCTACTTATGCAAGTACAGGCAGAGAATGAGCAGTTCATACCTATACCAGGTGTAGGACTTGATAATTATCTTGAACTACTTGACATTAAATCAATTGCATTTGGACCTACAATGGATTCATATTCAGGTATCTTAGATGACTTCATTCACATTATGAAGAATGATGATCAAGCATACTATACACGTGATACTGGTCCTTACTGGTTCCAACAAAAAGGTGGAAGTAAATTAACTGCTAAGCTTGCTAAACTTCTAGGATTTACAGGTAGCTCTCTTGATGGTGCAATGGCTATCCAGAAATTCAGTAACGCACAAGCAATGGCAAGAAGATAACGGCAACAACAGCATATCTTATAAGGCTATATATCAGCCTTCTAAAGAAAAAAAAGGGGGTTATAAAGCCCCCTTCTTCTTTGATAATTTTTCTAGATCTTTCTTTTTTACATTAAGTAAATCTCTAACATTTACACTAAATATTCCAGATTTAAGTGACTTGTCAGTTGTTACTAATGCATATAAAAGATCGCGAGTAACATGGATGACGTTAACCTTGTCACCCATATACTCTGCATTTAATGACTCCGTCTTCATAAGAACTTACTAAGATCAGGTTTGAAGTAAGATGGTCCTTTAAGTATCTTACCATCTTCACGTAATATTGGTTTGCCATCTTTACCTAGCTTGCTCATATTACTTGACTGGATTTCATCAAATATGTCTTCAATTATGTGTTGCAATCCATGCTTAAGTATTGTACCACATAATATGTACATCTGATCACCTAGTGCATCAGCAATACCAACTATATCATTAGCATCACAAGCTTCTAGGTATTCATCATTTTCTTCAGCCATTAGCTTATGTCTGAGTTCAAACTCTTCAAGTGCTATATGCTGAGGCCATTTAGCATTTTTCTGTCCAAATGCTTCATGGAATCTTTCTACTGCATTTAATTGCTTTTTCATAATTAAATTAAATTGTTTACATAATCAATTGGTACTACTACTTCTTGTCCATCATTAGTAACGATGTTGTAGTTTTCTCCATCTTCATAAATCTCAATCTCAACATCATATCCAAAGATATTGTTTACTTCATTTTGTAGTACAGAAATGACTTTAGGATCAGATACTGTTAAGCTTTCTTCATTGTTTTCATAAAGCGCTCTAGCTTCTTCTACTTCTTCAATTTCTTCTTTAGTAAACTCTTCTTCTATAGTAGCTGGTTGATCTTCATTTAACCATCTTACTACTTGATCAAGAGACACATGTTCTTTCTCCTCTACTACAGGTGCTTCAAACGTTACTCCTAGTGGATCAGTATATTCAAGTAATTCATCAGTAGGTGTGAAAGCTTCCTCTTCAGTAACAGGATATTGTACTGCTAGTAAAGATTCTTCTTCTGCTTCAGCATATCTAATATCTTCATCAATTTGATCTGCTTCTAAATCTGCTATTTGATCTAAGATATTAGTTTGAGCTGGGTCTACTGCAATCATTGGTGCTGCAAGCAAAGCCTCCATAAGAGGAGTTGGTACATCAGTGATAATAGGATCAGCAAACATAAGAAAGTTCATCTTGATATAGTTATGAATGAAACCTTGCTGATGTAACCATTGCTTAGGATGTGAAGATTTAATTACCGTAAGCATGTGGCAGTATACAGTCCACAAGCTATCAGAATTAGTAGAATAAACATAACTTGGTTTATTATACTCTTTCTTAATTCCACTAAGCTGCTCAATAGAAATCATATCATAACTAAAATAAAGCTCACCTAGCATCTTAGCTACTTGTTGGCGGTTAACAGTTATGCTCTGCATCTTTTGTTTAGCATTCAGAACTTTTAGATAGTAACCTTCTGCGTTATTAATCTTCTCTTCAATAGTTTCCTTTGCTAGTGTATCTGCATCACCTGTATGCTTACGAATAAAGGTGTTGTCTTCTTTGTCTATAACATAAGAGTTGTTCTCCCATACATAACCACCAATAGCACATTGGAACTTAGTTGATTTATCATATGAGTTAACCCAGTTAAACGACATTAAGAATGTTGGATCTTCTGATCTTTTAATAATATAACTACCGCGTGCAACTTCTAGGTTATTATTAGCACGATACTCTTCTACAACTACTTCAAAGCCTTTAGCAGATAGCATAGCTTTTACTGTATCAATAATGAAACCATGAGAAATTACTGTATAGGTTTCTGTTTTTCTTGGCAGAGTTGTTAATCTTAACTCCCCTGCTGTTACTACTTTTGTTGTTTTTGACATTTTAAAATATTTTTAATTGTGTTTCAAATAAGTGAGGAACAATGTTCATCTGCTCTTTACGTATACATTCTAGATAATACTGATCATTTACATCATACTCATCCCATTCTTTATCTTCTATCTTGTTGAATATGGACTGCATCCATCTACCAGTTTCTAGCTGAATTTCTCTACCATCAGACTTATTAGTCTTTATGATCTTAGATCCTTTCTTGGATATAAAATACCTTATTGTTTTCTGTAGAGGAATCTTCACTGCTTCCTGATCTTGTACTGCATGTTCTATAAACTCCCAGTTACCTTTAATCTTTACACCTGCACAATAGTCTAGTATGCTCCTATTGTTTTTAAGATACTCTTCAGGATGCACATTGTTTAAGAAATAATGATAGATTGCTTTACGTACTATAAGATGACTTTTGTTTTTATGTAGTGGAAGATCTTGAAATTCAAATCTACCTTTACACTTTACAGGTGCATGATAATACTTACCTCCTTCTTCCTTGATTAGGTTATGGTGATTAGTACTATACTTATCATATTCCTCTTTACTGATCTCCTTATAGTTGTTAACAGCAATATAATTATTTACATCACCTATGATCATCTTCTGATACTCATCGTGCTCTAGATTTAGATTAGTAATCTGTTCCCACTCTGCACAGATCTCTAGATATTTATCTTTGAACTGCTCTGGGATCATCATCTCTAGACCATCTGTATTCTGCATTAGCGGGATAGCTCCTGGTATACCTTCTGCTAGCATTTCATATAGCATAGTAAGAGATAGTTGACCATTAATGGTAATACGCATAGTAAGCTCTGGATCATATAGGAAGCTGTCCTTCTCATTACTGAGCCCATAGGTAGCATTAAGAATGATCTTATATACATAATTCTTTGGATCTTTCTTAGGTATCTTCTTTCTTTCATTAAAGAACCACTCATACTGTTCACAAAATGTTTCTTTAGGTAGATGAGCTGGTGCCCACTTATTCCTAATAGCTAGGTTAGGGTAGAAACTAGTAACGTCAGACGTCATAATTATCATACCATCTTTAGCTTCATAGATACCAGCTTTTCTAGCACCATGTAGACCACCTAACGCATAGTCAGTCTCTACTCCTTTGTACTTTACTTTGTGAGTGAATGCGCCCTTGGTGTTCTCAGGATAGACAGTAAGACGTTTGAAAGCTTCATGTAGCTGTTGAAATTCAGGACGCTTGAAGGATATGTATGATAGTAACAAATCCTTGACTAATATACGGTCACGCATAGTACGCATCTTTTTGAGATCATACTTCTTGATACCTGTCTTCTGACTTAAGAACATTAAGAATAGCTCCTTACTGATCTTAGTTTCTGATGCGCTGTATAGATCTATCTTATACTCTTCTGATAATGTTTTGCGTAATCTTATTTGTTCTGTACTACGCTTCATTATTTCTTTAGTACTCCTTACATCGTTTATACAATACTGTACAACCATATCTTGCTCCTCTACAGAAGATATCTTATGCGTATGATGTAACGGCATATCTACTATATTATCCCAGTCCATGCTATACTGTATCCACTTAAGACTGCTGAGCTTGGCTTTATTATCCCAATGGTTTAATCTAAATACATCTATCTGTTTTATCAGTAAATCTTTAGGACTATACTCTAGGAATTCACCCATGTCTTTACGTCTTATAGTATCCTGCGCTACAGAATATAACATACCAGCAATTACTTCACCCTCTAGAAATGCAAGTTCACGTGCGTTTAATAGTATGTATTGTGTTATCTGACTATCGAAGTTTAAACCATTATAGCTTATATGCCACTGGTCATATTTCATATTGTCCTTTAAGAATTCTAATAATTCAAATATATCATTCTTAAATTTACTTATGATAAATACCTTAGTGTCATCTTCTTTATAATCTTCAAACACTGCTACGAAACAAGATCTCATTGTCTCGTAATCATGTACATAATGGGTTCTCATATATAAGTACCTTCAACAGCATGGCCTACAGCAGCCATTAAATCTATAAACTCTTTCAAAGTTTTTTTACCTACACCACTCCAGCATTGAATACCAGTTACACGTATACCAGTAAAAAATTCTAATGTTGGTGGATTATTATCACCTACTAGTACATAGTGTTTATGATATGTAAGTAATACATGTGCAAGCTTACTTGTGATAAGTTTTTTATCATACACTTCTTCTAAGGTAGTAGACAATGTAATATCAGCATTACTTAATTTAGCTCTTTGTAATTCTGATTGTTGTAGTCTATACTGCTCAACTACAGCTAAAGCATTCTTATATTTTCTTTCTGTTATCATACTACAGTTCAGTTAAGCTGTTCCCCCATTTTAGTTGGCAAAAAAAGGAGGGCTGCTTACCCTCCTTCAATTATATTGTAATCTATTGATTACTTTTCTATCTCTGCAATAGATGGCTTATCTGAAACAACCATCTGTGATACATCTTTGCGCGCTGCTTCAATGTACTGAATAAATGGAAAGTCTTTTGAATTTACACCAAAGTCATTTACAAAATCAATGATTTCTTTTTCATCAATGATATAGTATTCTTGGAAAGTATCAATAGTACGACGCTCTTCTTTATAGGTCTTACCATTTTCTCTTTTACCCATCTTCAAGTACATCATGTCACCATTGTCATCTAACTTAGGTACATTATGAAATACTTGTTTTTGTACTTTACCAATAACTGCTAAGAGTCCTGTATTGATATCATACAATGCTTCTGCGTAAGGACAATCATTACTAACTGGAATAAGCTTAAAACTTTTTGCCTCACCCCAGTAGTTGCTCACAACGAGCATGTTTTTTCCGTAATCCATAAAATTATTTTTATTGTTTTAACAAATGTAAAGAATTATCTTCTATCTCCAAAAGAATAGGTTTAGATAGCAAAGTTTCCTGATCAATATCAGGCATGCTACATAGCTCTCCTACTTCCATTAGTAACTCTATATTACAGTTTAATAGTTCTGAATAGAGATCAAAATGTTTATTTGGATAAAGATAACTATCTACATATGCTGAATGTATTGGGTTTGATGAAAAGAAATTAATTACTTTAAATTTAAAATTGCTTGATAGCTCTGAGTACTTACCATGTGCTACTTTATAATAGTCATGGATATGTTCTGAAAAATCAAACACATATGCTACCATATTATCTGGTAATAAGAAGTAGTCATAAAACAACGGATTAGATAAAAGATATTTTTCTTCAAATCTTTTATACTCATCATCACTTCTCTTATGGTAAACGCATACAAGCTTGCAATCTCCAAGCTCATATACATCTAACCACCGCATATATGTTTGAACAGGAACTATACTTATACCTTGTCGTATCTTCAATAAGGGATATAAGAAGAGCTTACTCTTCTGAAAATACTTCCCATATACATTCTCAATGTTCATTGTTTAAAATGTTATAATAAAACTTCGCCTGCTACAAATTTATAAGGTAGAGTGTAGTCTCTATTTGTGTAATGATAATTTGCTTCTACTAATTGCTCATCTAATCTTGTAGTCCACATACTCATAGTAGCATTGCTTACTTTAAATGGGTATACCTGATTGTATTTGTCAATTACAATAAAATTAAATTCTATTCTCCACGTGTTATCTATTACATCCTTTAGGAATAACTTAGCTAATTTTTTATACATGGCAGCCTGCATCCAGTAATTCCAGTATTCTATAGATTCTGGAAAATCTGATAATGACTTATGACTTGTCTTAAGGTCATTGATTATAATTAATTTACGTTCAACATCAACTACCATGTTATCTATAATACCTTTAATTCCAAATGGCATGCCTTCTAGGTCACCATTTATTTCAAGTTCATTATAGATACCAAATGCTTCATTATCATGTGTTCTGTCTAACCCTAGTAGAGTTACAACTGTTTGGTTTGATTTAATTGCATCTGCTGCTCTGGTACATCTGTCTAATGTATCTTGGTCTATGATATCTTTATTACCTTTTACTTTTAGAAATTCAAAATACTTACTTGCTTGATCTGTAACAATTTTTTCAAATCTTTTTTCATCTGCAGTTTTTTGTATCCCATCTTTGTCTGGCTTCTTATCATCTACAAACTTCTGATATAAGTTGATTTGCTTAAGTACTGTTTGTATTATGTTATTATAAGAACTAAACTCTTTGTCTTCATTCTTATCAATAACTTCATACACGATGTCTACGACATCCTTTACTCCTGCTGTAGGAAGATCTCCTGATGCAAGAATAAATTTATCTCCAAATTGTGCACTGTCAAGTACTAAATAATGAATAAGCTTTCCATCAATAAGATGCGCATCAGTTCTCTGCTGCTTATTTCCTAAAACATATTCATTATAAAATATTGATGGTGCGTATAGCAGCCTATTAAGACTGCTATAGCTGAACCAAAAGGGTCTGTTATAAAATTCAGACTCCAACATTAATTTTTCATTCAAACTCGTCATACTCTACATCTGTGTTAGCTACTAATCTTGAATTGCAATATTTACCTATGTATTGACTATTTGTATCTGCATACATTTTTAGTATTTTATTCATAGCTTCTTGAGTTAGTTTACCATACTCTTTTAAGAATGATGAAATATAATCTACATCAGAGTTTCTTATTCTACCGTGTAGATGTCTTAAATCTAATCCGTAAAATAACATGAAGTTTTGAAAGTTTCTATGACTTGATTCTTTTGCCTGACTTATCTTAGCAAGATTATTGATAAGTAAAAAGTAGTTATTAAGGATGCTTTCTTCAAAGTTTGAATTGGCCATAATCTCCATTGCTAACACTATGTTATCATTATCTTTGCTGTCAAACATGCCTTGAAGATCTTTCATCTTCTCATCTGTTATAACAATAGAGTCTTTGTTAACTAAATCAATAAGATCGTCTTGATGTCTTAATTTGGAAAGGAGACTTGGATGTTTCAAAGATATGAAATTTTTTGTTGTATAAAAAGACATCCATAACCATTTTCCATATTGTTCTTTCCATTGCCCTCTTAATTTATCAATTACATCATGATCAATAAGTATATCATATGACGTTGATAAAAGTGCAATTTCATTCAGCTTACTATCTAATTCAGTAGAAAAGTTTTTAACTTGATCAAATCTATGCAAATCATCATTTATTCTATAGTAACTCTTATATGTAACTTCTGCATTAGACAAGCTATCTGATGATTTGTTTTTCTTAACAGGGCCCATAAATATGTAGTCTGCTTTTTCACTTGATCTTGTAGACTTTACATTTAAAGCTTCTGTTGTTGCTTTTAATTTGAACCTTGGTATTGATACATCTGGTAAATAGAAGTATGTCTTTCCTTCTTCAAATTTAAAGTCTGCTTTACTTGCTTGAGCTAAAGCATCTATATGTTCAATTAAATACGCTAATTCATAAACCAATCCTCCTGGAGCATGTTCATGAAATTTTAAAATAACTCTTTTCTTTAACATAATTACTTTGTTATAAGATCATTAACTTCAGGTACAAGAACTAACTTTTGAAACTTAGCTTTGTTACCTCCTACTAACTTCTTGGCAATGATATACTTAAGATCATAATTAAATGCTGCTTCGTGTTTAATTATTTCTGTAATTCTATCTATAACTTTTTGATCAATAGGATTCTTCTCTGCATAGTATAAACCAAAGTTTGTTATACGACTAGTCAATAGACTTGCTATGTCAGCTCTGTATCCGCTATAATCATTTGTTATATTGGTGATTTCTTCAATAACTGTTTTAGTATCTCCTTCTAATAGCATTCGTTTAGGTGTGATAAGCTTATCTAATTTGTTTGCAATAAACTGCGTAAACAAACTTGCTACTTCTGTACCTACAGAACCTTCTCCTATTTGTTGGATTAATCCTAGTTGTTCTTCAAACTTTGGGATAGAACTAATTGCATTAAAGAATGTAGTAATGGATCTTGGATTAACTCTTTCATTAACTACCTCTGGATGCATTAATAAGAAGTTGATACATCTGCCATCAATGTTATTAGCTTCTGCCCACTCTGCCCATCTATCTACGTCAAACTTAAATTCAACACTAACAAATCTGGTTCTTTGTGCAACATCAATACTATTTACCATATAGTTACCATCGTCAGGGTTAGCTGTTAATAGTATATGCCAGTCTTTAGGCAGCTTCCATGATATGTATTCTTGACGGTCTACTAGTTCCATTACTGCTTGAATAAATCTTACATCTGCTCTGTTCCAGTCATCTAGTAATAAGATACCACCACCTATTTTATCTGCAATCCATTCTGGTGGACAGTATGACATTCTTTTTTGACCAGTGAATTTATATCCTTGTCTACTGTATTCTTCTACTGCATGCTCATCAATCCACTGATGTACTTTTAATCCAGATTCAGCTTCCTTAAGCATCTTAAATTGTCTAATAGGAAAGCCTACAAGGTCACCTAGTTCTTCTATCTGAGCTAAATTCAGCTTTACAAAGTTTAACTTTTCATCTGTTGCTAACTGAATTACACTACTTGTTTTACCTAAACCTGATTCACCAATAATCTCTACTGCTACAGGGTTCTTACCCTCCGCTTGTATATGACGATTATTGCTAATCATGTGCATTAAAAAACTTTTTAATTCATTACTGTCTAATCTTACGCTATTACTTTTCATAATTCTAATTTAATTTTTTCTCCAGGGAGATCATCATTCATTTCACTTTCACTACTTAACACCCATAGGATGTTTCCTTTTGCATTAATTGGAGGACTACATTCACCATCTGTAAAGTATATTAAACAGCTTATCTCATTGAAGTGCTCGTTATAATAGTCTATTACAGGTTGAAAATCTGTTCCTCCTCTACCATGTATAGCATAATCTTCACCTGGTTTGTATTTACCTACATGAGATATAGCTGTATCACACTGTACTATAGTAACATCATTACCTGTTTTATTTAGGTGATGTATCTCGTATAGAAATTCTTGGAGCTCTTCTTTCTTTACAGATCCTGATGTATCTATACCTACTAATATGTGTTTCTTTTGTTTGATTTTAAGACCTGGATTGTCTTCATATCTTTTGCTAAACTTCCTTCTGGACTTTTTTGTATAAACCTTAATAGATTTACCAGCAAATCTTCTGACATGTGATTTCCAATCAAACTTAGGTTCAGGTATTTCTAGTAGCTTTTGAAGTATATCTTTAAATTCTCCTGGTACACTACCGTGTGATTTCTCTACAGTTTCTGCAATATTCTTAAGTATACCTGATACCTGATCTCTAATAACACGTTGTGAACCTTCATCTAAAGAATCCATTTCATCCCAATCATGCTCTGATAACTGAACTACTGTACCATCAGGTAATGTAACTGATGTATCTCCATTCTCAATAGCTTTCTTAAGGCACTCTTGTACCTCATCCTTCAACTCCTTGAGCTTATCATAATAATATTTAGTACCTTTCTTTTCCTCTAATTTTAATTCAGGAAATGTTGAAAGTCCCATAGCGCCTTCTGGCAGCCACGTAGGATCAATGTACTGGTTGATCTCTATATCCATTGCAATATTTGCTAACTTATGATCTGCTAGATGTTTATAATCTGTTAGATGGAATAAGGCAATATGCATTAACTCATGCTTAAGTATACCTTTCTTTTGTAAAGGTGTCAACTTCTCCCAAAATGTTGGGCTTATCTTTAAACCAAAAGAGATACCTGATACTCCTACACATGCAGTAGATACCTTTTCATCCCATTGTTTATTTAATGATACTAGAAATAGACCGTAAAAAGGTTCACTAAACATCAGTTCTTTAGTAGCTTTAGCTAAGCTTTCCTGATGTATGTTCATATGTATTAATAGTTTAACAATAATCTTTTCATTGAACTTACAGCACTTGCTTTATAAACTAAATGTTCAAGTGTTTGTAAATCTTTAATGCTGATACAATTTATATTAACTTTAACTGCCTCACTTGCAAAATCAGTAGATGGAAATAATAACTGTATCATATAATTATCATCTATACCATAATTTTTGCTTAAAAACAGAATTACGTTTAAATGAAATTTACTTATGTACTTTTGATTATTTGCATCAATACAATCCCATCCGTTTTCCAATAAATTTTCATGTGTTATCTTCATCTTACTTTAGATTTAATATTTAATTCTTTAAGAATATCAATCATTTTTCTGTCTACATATTTTGCTACTTTGTGTTTTGATTTTGCTACAAACATTTCTTCTATTTCAGATAATATAAGATACTGTGCACGTAATTCAATTACTCTTAGTGGATCCATACTACTTTGATTTATAAAATTTACCTAATATATTGGAGTTCAAATACATATCATAATCTAATACATCATTACAGAATAGATGCTTAGCTTCTTGATAAGTTAGCTCTGTAGGACTGTAACATATCATCAGTATTTTTCTACGTATTTTAACTCCATCTTTATGCGCTTTCTTAAGCACTTCATTGCTACTGTAATACTTCTGATAAACAGTTTTTCTTACACGCTTGTATGTCTTAAGGCGTTTATCTGTTTGCTGAGCTAATACTTTTTTACCCAGCTTTGTTTTAACATCTGAGTAAAAGTTTTTCTTTCCAATATATATACGAGATTTTCCATCTATAACTGCTGTCATTTCATATACAAAACCTACAGCTCCTTCAGGTATCATGTCTTCAGTAAATTCTATATTGTTATAGATCCAACTGTCAAAATAACTACTCATGCTTCAAACTTTTTGGTGTTAATACTTTCTTTAATATAGGATGTAATACAATCTTTACATTGCTCATTCCATAATCTCTAATTGAATCTGATAGATCTTTACTCATCTGTAGATGAATTGATTCTATACCGTAGTCATCTTTGTATTTCTGCATAGATTTCATACCTGCTACATCATCATCAAACATTGTACATACTGTAGTATATCTTTCAAGGTACGCACTCATTATTTCTTTTGGAATTCTAGAGTTCTCGCTATCTGGTGCTACTGCATCAATGTTGTTGAACTTCATTGCTTTCAATGCCATTACATCTTTTAATGAACTGCATATGACTAGATACTTATTTGTTTCTGTTAATTGATCTGATCCTTGTATATAATCATTTACCTTAATGAACTTCTTATTCTTCTGCATAGGCTGATATACCTTGCAGAGATCTCCTTGTTTATTAAAGTAACCATATACATTTAGTCTAGCTATCTTTATTACTTCCTCTTTACCATCTGAATATTGTCTGCACATTGTATACTCCTGTAGAGGAACTACTCCATAGTGCTTTAATACATCAGATCCTATACCAAATTGCAACCAATATGCTGCATCAATATTATTCCAACCACGCGTTACAAATTCTGTAATCTTATATTTTGGTGTAGGAATTATATGCTTTCTTATTTGGTCATCATTTGATAAATCTCCTTTACTAAGATATAGATTATAATCATCCATAATTTTACTACATGCACTAGCATATGATATGTTAAACATATCTGATACTAATCCTGCACCATTACCTGATTTATCTGTAGAGAAATCTTTGTACTTGTACATCTTATCTGCATCAGAATAATAGATGCACATTGAAGGAGTTTTTTCTGCTTTAAATATGGAATGTATCTTGATAGACTGACCTGTAAGCTTTTCATTTAAGTTCAAATAACTTTCAAATATCCAGTTACTTGGAACATCTTCAATAAAAAATACTGCGGGGTTTGACTTTAGCATAGTATGGAAATAAAAAAGGGGGACATCATATCCCCCTTCAATATTAGTTAATTATTAGATATCAAATCCAGCATCTAAATCAAATGGCATTTCATCACCATCTTTATCAAACTTTGTTATAGATTCAAATGCTGCATCATCTGGTTGATCATCAGCTTTAAATTCAGATACAGGCTCTGGATTTACTTTCTTCCAATGTTTATCAGCATCAAACTTTACAACAGTTTTCTGACTTGTAAGTGCTTTATATCCGTTATGATACTTACCATCTACTTTCTCATATGGTGCAATTGCTAATGGTTTTTTTACTTTACCATCTTTACCCATGTATTCTTTAACTGCAATACATACTTCAAGATACTTATCTTTAAAAGGAGCAGCTTCATTGAAAGCATCTACCCATTCATGGATAGTACCATACTTACCATGTGCATCTTTAAACCACTGAACGCAATCAAACTCTGTGCATAGTCTAAGAAGCTCCTCTAAGATAGCTCTGTCTCTTACAACTGGTACATTCTTTTTAGCGTTGTATCCATCTTTAAATGCAAATGCGCTTGTTCTTACATTACCAATAAGCCCTTCATACTTAGGCCCATCAGGATTGTTTTCATCTACTGGATAACCTTCAAAGTCAGGAGATGGTTTTGCACTTTCCATTTTCATAACTAGAAATAGACCCTTTTCTTCAGGAGCAAATGGTTGATCCCATAGCTCAAATCTATGCACTTTAACTTTATAGTTACCTGGATTCAATCCTTTATAACCACCACCGTTGTTATTACTGTTATTACTACCTGATCCAGGTATAGTAATGTCTAATGTACTTAATCCCATTGTTTTAAATTGTTTGTTTAGTCAATATATACTTTGTCCCAATGAGCAACATACTGCCCATCTTTTAATTCAGAGATAACCATCTCTTGATTTCTTAAATGTACTGGTCTTGCACCACATGCTACCTCATCATTAGTTTTAAAGGTAAGAACATTGTCTTTGCCTTTTCTATATAGATAACCAATAGCATCTGATTGAGAGGATACAATTCTTTTAATCTTACCTGTTAGATCAAGATCCATAGAGCTTACCTCTACTCCTGACTTCTCTAGCTGAGTATCCTTTACGTGACCTAAAAGAATAATTCTAGGTGCTAACGTTTTGATATACTCAATTTGATTAACAATTGCTTCTCTAAGGTAACCATAGCCCTGACCATTAGGTAAATTAAGAACGCTACCATATTTGGATTTTTGAGACTCCTTATAGTTAATAGAGCCATCTGCATTTTTCTTAACCCAGTTAACACCCATTGATGTTCCCATGTACATCTTTTCTGCATCAACAGTACACATAGCTTCTAATGCAGTGATTGTATCAACAGCAATATAATCATATGGTTTACCTGCTTCAATAATTGCTTGACCTATCTCTTTTATCTCTGCTGTAGAAGAAGCTTTAAGTTTCATAGCATCTACATAGTCAGTACCTGATTCTAAATCTAGTATCAAACAATTAGGTAACTCTGCTAACAGACTTGTCTTACCTACCTTTGGCTTAGAAAATATAATTAAATTTTTTGGACTTTTTGTTTCAGCAGATACTTTTGCTGTTGGAAGAACTATCTTACTCATTTATTTACTATTTCATTTAACCATTTCTTTCTACTTACAGGTCTCTTTAATAAGATAGCTGCAAGATCTCTAATTGTCATCTGCTCTATAAGCGGATCTTCATTTGGATTGGGAATAGCATTCTCAATATCAAATTTACTTACATCTATACCAACTACATCGTCAATATATTTTTCATCGATAAGTTCTAACTCATCTACAGGAACAATGAATCTTATATGTCCTGTTTCATGATGTGGCTCAGATCTTTTATACTCAGTAGCATAATATGGATTATATGCCCATTTCCATAATCTGTTTTTAGCATCTTCAGAATCATACCCTTTGCTTACAAAATGCGTATAGATATCTTTCCCTTTGGCAAAATCTTGCTCAAAGAAAGACACTACTTGCTCCTTCTCTCCTATTGGAATGTAACATATCCGTGGTATAAATAACGGATTAGTTAATTTCAATTTGTCAAAAGTTGGTTGGTGCAAAGCTTTTAATTCATCAATCTTTTCTTTTGCTGTTTTTTCATGTACCATTTTTAACTAATTAAGTTTTACTTCTTTTTACTGCTGTGTATCTTGGAGGTGTATCCATCTCCTCAATCTCCATTGTCTTGTATTTTGCTCTAAAAAAGCTCATTCGCGTATCACCATTTCTGCACTTTATAAAATGAAAAACTAAAACGGAATCATCTTCTATGATGTATTTATCAGGGCCATAGTAGTTGATAAATTTCATCTTGGGTCTGTTGATTCCTATAACTAAATCTGCATGTTGTAGTAAAGCATCTGCTCCAAATAAATCTGATTCAAGAATGTAGTTTCCATACTTTCCATCTTCATTTCTTTCTGGAGATTCAACTGATCTGTTTAATTGACTTAAGATTATAAATATGATTGGGTACTTTCTTTTAAGCTTTGTACATGTCTCTCCTAGTTGATAGAGTAGCTCTTGTTTATTAGAACCTTTAATTAAAATAGAGTGGTCAAGAGTGATAACTGTATTACAGTATATCTTAACTCCATCTTCTACTACTGCACTTGATTCTAAATAGCTTGTAACTGTAGCTTCAAATTGATCTATACTTGGTGGTGTTTCTACTTCATCTACAGGTAGCTTAGATGCCTCTATAGCATAGTCTTTACATTTCTCAAAGTCAATTGCTGATAGAGGCCCATCTTCTTTCTTATCAGCATTACATAGATAACGGTAAGACTTCTTTGCTACACTTGTAAATTCTCTTAGTCTTGATT